CATCTCTAAATTCCCCTGGTTGAATAGCTTGTGCTTCATCTCTCATTTTAATTCCACGCATTTTGAATCCAGCGGGTAAATTAGACAAGGTACCAGCATCAAGTAATTGTCTTAAAGCTGCAGTTGCAGTTCTAGATAATCCACCAATCATGTGAATTAAACCAAAACCATAAAAACCTAAACCTGGTAAAAACTTAAAGTGTACAAAGTAGTCAATTTTCTTTTTCATTGCATCTTTAAGGTCGTAGTTTCTTCTAATGGATAAAATTTTTCTTGTTCCTTCTTCAATTGTTACAACATAAGGAAGTTTGATTCCTGTTGGTTCTCCATCTTGACCAGCATCTTCAAAACCTTCTAAATCTACATTTACATGACATTCTAAAACAGTATAAACACGATCGTCTCGTCCTTTGGACATTCCTTCAAGTTTTCTTTCTTTTTCTTCTGCTTCTGTTTCCTGTAAGTACGATGGATTAACTTCTATGTCTCTATAGAAACCACCCACTTGTTGTTTTCTTAATTCATTTTCACTCATACGAACAATATGAATAATAGATTCGCAATCTTCTAATGAAGTTGCTGTGTAAGGAACCACTAAATCATCGGCTGGAACAAATTTAGAAACAGCTCTTTGCATTAGGGCATCATAATAAATTTTTTTGAATGCAGAGCCTGCTAACGGTAAGTAAAATAACATTTGATCAAATTCTGCTTCGTATTCTTTCATCTCAGACATAATTGTATAATTCATGAAATCTTTTACACGCTGAGATTGTTGTTCTTTCATTGGATCAACTTTACCAATAATCTGAGTTCTAACGGGACCTCCTGCAGGTAATAATTCTTTGTAAGCTAATGATTGAAACTGTGTAACAGCTTCGGCTAGTACAGGGTGAGTTGCACCTGATGCACCTTTGAAAGGTTCTGATCTATCGTCGTATTTAAATCCTAATAAATCTAATCCTGATACGTATGCTCTTTCCCAATCTTTTCTGGAAGTTTTATAATCTGTATAGTCACTATAAAGTTTATGACCTAAAGGATCTAAAACAGAATCAGGTAAAAGTTCTGCTAAGTTTGCAAAGTGATCTTTTGTGTCCCCTGGATTAACTGCATTAGGGTCAAAACTAATATCAACACTACCGTCTTCATTTTGTTGAATATCCGCAGGTTGCATAGTCTCTTGAGCAGCTTGTTCTTGTTGCTGTTCTTGGACTTCTTGTGGACTAGGTAGGTTAATTGTCTGTTTTACGTTAGGTAACGCTTTATCTATATCTGCCATTATTTCTCCCTAGTATCCTCTACCATGTTTTCTTAAATAATCCAAGCCTCTATGCTGGGGTCCTGATTCAGGTTGCGTGGTTCTTGTTAAACTGGCTATGCCGCCGTTTGCTAATTTTGAAACTCCTCCAGCTATTGCTATTTTACGCAGTCCATCTCTAACAGGATCATGTATATATCTACCAAAATTTCCACTTGCTCCATAAATTTGTTCTGAGCCATATATATCTTCCAGTTCCTCTAAAGAAAGATTTTTAGGATCCATTTTTTTAGCCGTCTCTTGCATTTTAAGAAGATTCTCTATTTTCGCCTCGGGATAATCAATAGCTAAATCCCTAATAGTTTTCTCATCTATGCTTTTAAACTTCTCAAAGGACTCTTTATCATCAAAACCAAAGTCTGTATGTTGATATCTTAAGGAAGGTAAAGTTTCTCGAATTTTAGCAGGAGCTTGTACACCAAAACTAAGACCAGATATATCATCTACTTCGCCCATCTCATTAGCTAATAACTGTAGACGACTAGTTACACCTTCTGTTTTTCTAATATCTAAAGCTTCGTCTTCTAAATTTTTTGCGGTTCTTGCTTCTGCTTCGCTTACACTTGACATGATAGCGTCTGCTTTAGCGTCTTTAATTAAGGCATCATATCTTTTATTAATTTCAGCTGAAGACTCACCTAAACTCATTTCATCAAAATCAGTTCCTGCTAAAGCAAGATCTGCGTCTCTTTGTTTTTCTAAACTAGAAACATAATTTTGTTTCTCTTGATAATTTCTTGCGTTTAAAATAATTTTTGCGTTTTCAGAACCAACTCTTCTAGAAAGTTTTGAAAGTTGCGCTTCTCCTTCTCTTTTAGTTCCCCCTGGTAAATAAGATGTTGCTGATTTAAGAGATTCATCAAGTGTATCTCCCATACCCATTCTAATTAATGATTCAGCGCCAATAAATACCATTTCAGGTACAACACCATATTTGCTAATCCATCTAACACCTTTATAGACTTTATTTCCAACATTCATTGCAGCGTTTAAAAACTTAGCTGCGTTTCTAGATTGTGCACCTTTTGCAAATTTTCCAGAGTTAATTGCCTCAACTCCTTTTGTTAAACAAGTTGTACCTGTTTGAAAACCAACTCTGCCGCCAGCAGCAAGATCAGGGCAGCCAATTGCTTTAATTAAATTTTTTAATTGAGGATTAGCTTCAAAAGTTCTACTTAATCCTGTTTCTCCAAAAGCAGCTTGTGTTACACTTCCGATCGAAGGCTTCTTTCCTATCATTTGATCTCCAATATTCCATTCGATCCCTCCTGGTAGGGCTTTAACTTTATTAATAAAATTTTTAGTTAATTGTTTAGTTTTTTTAGGGTCATCAACAGCTACTCTTAATTCTTTTTGAAAAGTATCATCTAAATTAGATAATACTCTATTTGAATCTCTAAAAGTTAATTGCGTTTGCCAAGGATCGTTAGCATACATATGATTCGCTTCAAAAACTCCAAAGCCTTTGGCTTTCCGTGCTTTAAAAGCATCAAAAGTTTCCCCTGATTTTGCGTATTTCTTATAATGTTTTTTCAATAACCCTTCATTTAAAACAGATCCAACACTACGCTCTTTTCCTTTATAAGTAATAGTGGCTTCTGTTAATTGATTTCGAGCTTCATAAGGAAAGGCAAATCTTTTATAAGCATTTTTTCCAAAAACATTGTCTACCTTTTTTTCAAGATTGTCCCATGTAAAAATAGCATTTTTAACTTTATCTTTAAATTTAACATTTTGCCAATTAGGTTTTCCATTTTTACCTGCTCTCTTCCAGTTTATAGTCCCATCTTTTTCATAAATAACATTATCGTCGATAAGTTCTATACGACCTCTTTCCTTACGAACGTTCTCATGTAAATTAGCCCAAATATTTGATTTAGCATTCTTTCCCATTCGAGGAAACGAACTTCTACTCCAGCCCCTCATTTGCTTTTTTTCTTCCATGGCTCTTACTATTTCAGGGTTTTCTTTCATCCATTTTTTCAGTCTTATTTTAGTTTCAGGTTTTGTTTGATGAACTTTGTGCGAAGCTTTTGATCTTAATTGTGTTTCTGAAATTTTTCCTGCGTCAAAGTCTTTTAAAATTTGTTCTCCTTTTTTAAGAGTCCCAACAATTTTTTTAATTTCGTCTAAAGAACGCGTTGCCTTTGCACCTACTGTATCACTTATTTTTAAACTTTTTTGTAATTCACCTACACTCATATTAGTCCAAGGTTTACGACTTCTTGTTTTAATTTTGTAAACGTCATTTAACTTTTTAGCAAACGCTTCATCACTTAAATTTATATTAACTTTCTTTAGTCTTAATTTTTTTATTTTATCCGTTGTCTCCTTCCAAATATCAGCAGGTATAAATGAACGAAACTCACTTACTTTAGTAACTTGATTCTTTCTAATTCTAGTTAGTTCCGGTTGTGTAAGTGATCTACCTATTTCTTTTTTTATTGTATCTGCAAGTTTCTGTTGTGTAGTAGACAAAGGTTTATGTATAAATGGTTTATCTCTCCAAACAGTTCCATGTTGATTTGTTATAGGATATTTAAATTTACCTGTTTTAACTTTACTTGTTCCATAATACATGACACCTGGTTCTACAAGACCGCCGGGCTTACCAATAACTTCACCGCCAGTCGCTAGTTCCTGGATTCTGGTCTCAGGGTTCGGGAGGCCTTGAATTTCTGGCATAGTCTGCAACCAGGTTTTAGGTATTGTTGGAAGAGGTCC